GTGCTTTAAATTCCGGTTCGGCCAGCAAGTTAATAAAATCCTGTTTTGTAGCAATTACTTTTGGATAGCCTTTCATTTTTTATCTCCTTTTTTAAAGTGGTTCAACTGCGAAACGCGCACCGATATAGGAAGCCGTATACCATCGAAAGTAATTCGTAGACCGGGAGCGAGAACCGGCATGCGCCTGCTCGCTCCAATTGCCACCGGCGACGAGCTTAACATCACCGCCATGATTGCTATTGTTCATCTCGCCCGCCCCTGGGTTTGCAGCGAACTGACCATAGGACGATCCTTTGCCACCAGGTAGATTGCCATAAGATCCTGTAGCACCGTAATAATAATACGATTGATCCTGCAACCATTGCCAGACAACTCCGCAACAGTCCTCACAGCCAATGTTGGAGATCATGCGCCTACCGGCTGTATTAACATGTCCACTTGTGGTTCCGGGATCTATGCCTCCGGTGATATTGGTTTCCTCATTTGATCCGGTTGCGATTGAGGTAAATTCCGTGTCAGTTAATAGGCGTTTCCCGACCGCCAACCCATCGTCAACAAAATCCATCCAGTTGCGGGTATCGCTGATCGTACCGCCATTAACGGATGTTGTGTTTGCGCCTGTACCGCTGGCCAGATAAATGTCCACCCACTTCTGTATTTTGCTGTCATAGACTAATCCGACATTGACTAGGTTTTTAGCCCTGTGTTTTAAATCCCAAATTGACGCGGGAAGTATGTCTTTTTGAGCATATCCAGTGAGTGTGTGACCGCTAATAGTCCCGACGGCCACACAAAGGGTGTGGAACCCGCCGATTTTGCGGGAGTGCGCTGCATCAAAGCCGGTGGGATTTGTCGAATTGGCGCTTACCTTAAATGATAAGGTTGTCCCGTCTGTGCAAGCGTAGATGTAGTAATCCTTGCCAGCAGCCAGCGACCCTGTATCAAGATCATCTACAGAAGATACGGTCACTGCTGATGTCATGACGTGCCAGTGGTCACCGATGAGAATTGGTATTTTATATGCACTTGGATTGACCTTTACTTTAGTGTGGTCTCCAGAATATACATCAACCAAGCGTAGGTTCTTTATTCCCCAGAATGACCAATCACCATTGTATTTTGTAAGTGCCAGTTGGTCAGGTGCAATCGCTTTTGCCGCTTCTGTGCCTGTGGTGATTTCGGCGGCTGTAGCATAGGCTATAGGAACGATATTTGCTGCTTTTAACTGATCAGGTGCAATCGCCTTTGCTGATTCTAGGCCCGCGGTGATTTCCGCTGCGGTGGCATAATCAACATTGTATTTTGTCATCACCGCTGCCACATCCGCAGGTGTCATCGCGCTTGCTGTATCAGTCCCTGCAAGGGCTTTGGTGGTGCCGCTGTAAACAGTGACGCCTTTATTGCTGGTAGTGGCGTCTTCGCAGGCAATCGTAATCGCTCCTGCTGCATTAGCTATATCAATCGCTTCGCCTTCTGTAATAGTCGCCACAACTGGGTCATTACCAGTAGAACCAATCACTAGTTGCCCGTTGGTCATAGCTCCAAGAGCCGTAATGGGGTCAGTTCCAGAACCCAAGAGAACGCCGTGGTCGGTAAGGGTTGAAGCACCAGAACCCCCTTGGTCTACTCCAAGTGTTCCAATAGAAACCAGCTTTTTATTTGCATCGGTAAATACTGCTTTGGAAGCAGTTAAGCCGTTTGCCGTTATGTCCGCTACCAGATATGCTTTCAAAATCCACCGCTTTGTTCCAGCATTTAAAGAAGGAGAAACAATGTCGGGTAGACTTTCCGTAGCACCGGAGTTTGCATCCAATTGATAAAAGCACTTTTGAGAATTGTAAATCCCCAGTGCCATATCTGCATCATTTAAAAGTGCGCCGTCAATCTCTTTAAGGGAATTCCCGTCAGCAATGTTTAATGATGTAAAACCGTAAATTAAAGTAGCCATTTTTACCTCCTACTAACTAATCGTCAGAGTCCACGTGATCGTTAAAGAGTCCGTTGCAGCTTTCGTTACAACCCCAAAAACTGCGCTAACCAATTCTCTAACGTTCATGATAATTCCTCCCTAACCTTTAAGTATTTGTTATAATCGTCTTTCGTCACTATCCAGCTCTTCAAGATTTTTTTATCTTTATCGGGATAATAACAACTCCTTTCATTGTGACCGATTCCAATGCCATTCCTCCCCGGCATTCCTTTGACACCAGTATAAATGCTTTTTTCAAAATCATCAAATATAAATCCCCTTCCGTCTTTTGATTCATATTCTTTGATGCTGTCCGGCAGAGAAAACTGATCTGCCATTTTCCCATTTACTTCTCTCCAGAATCGAATATCTAAAAACAAATCCCCATTCATGCAAGCCTTCGCTTTATTAAAGAAGTTCTTGTTAAACCCTGTCTGGGCCAAACTTGCATGACCCATATTGCGATGTTTATACCACTTCAATGCAGGTAGATGATAATACTTACTTCTACCAATTCCAACCAGATCATATTGATCAAGTTTTCCAGAGACCTCCTTAACGTAGTCTGGGGCGTAATACTCATCATCTTCAATAAATAAAATCTTGTCTCCTTTGATGTGCTTAAAGGCTTCATCAAGATTGAGGAGCATAGTGAATTTAGGGTCTGACTTTTTCGGTTCTCTTCTAATATAATCACAATCATATTTTATGGCTGTCGGAACTTTCCCGTCATCTACTACAATCCATTGATCCGGTTGAACGACCTGATTCGCCATCCAATCTTCAAGAAGCTCGAAGCATTTTGGCCGATCTCCCGTGCATGTAACGCAAGTAATCATACCGCCATCACCTGATCTCAAACTCCTTCAATCTCTTCCAATCCCCTGTTACTTCTATACGATCTTGTACCGGCAGGATCATGTCGAATAAACTCTCTAGGCTTTCCTTCCCATACCCAACCCTTACCGGAAGAGTGTCCCAATCCCGGAAATTCTTTTATAACCTTTTCGCTTAATCCTCTCTTATGAATATCTAACATCGTATTCACAGCAGGAGCGCCATGATGGATAAACGGCGCATACTTCTTGTATTCCTTTAACTGAATCAAACAGAAGTAGAGATGCAAATATCTCATCCAACCCTGATTCTTATGAACGGGCTTGCTGCCCCACTCATGACCATCAAAAGCCGTCTTTTCAATATACCCAATTCCGTATGTATCGTCTTCCATTTTCTCCAGCATCTTCAAGACCGGAGACTTTAACATTTCAATGTCGGAGTCAAACAATAAAACAAATGGAGTTCTTGCATAAGAAATTCCGATCGTTAATCCTATCCCATGCCCTATATTTCTTTTGGTATGAAAGACCCTTGTATTTTCGTTTGCCAGAGTACAAATATATTCGTAACAGGAATTGTTTTTGTCTGAACCATCTACGATAATAATGTTCATGTTTGGATGAAATTTTCTTACTGAATTATAAGCTCTCTCCATCAAGTCTTTTGTGTTATAGCAGACTACGATTCCCGTTACCAATTTATCTACTTTTGATTCCGTTAAGTTTTTCATAACATTGCAGCACTTTATCATACCGCCTTTCCTTACATAACCCTCATCGTCATGGATGCATGTATGTTTACCAAGGTAGTAACTTCTTAAATTGTTCTTTTTGATGTGATCGGCCATCCTTGCCCAAAGGTCTGCGTCACTGGGGTAAACGGCTCCCGTTTCCTCAAATACATCTCTCATTTGGAATGGGAGTGCTTGAGCATCAAAACAGACGGAAGCTTTTATACAGTCTCCCGGAGCAGGAAGAAACTTTTCAAGCGTCTTTCCCGTCATACCTCTGGGAAGAAAGAAACTTGCCTTTGGGTCTACACTCGTCTTTGTGCAAAGCCAGACAGCTTTTGTTTCTTGAAAAGCCCTACTCAATGTTTCAAGATGATCGGGCTTCCAATAATCGTCATGGTCAAGTAAACAGACATACTTGATGCCATCTTTTTTTGCCAGCTCTAATCCTCTATTCGTAGCATTGGCTCCGCCACAAGACCAGAGAACTTCCTTATTGTCAAAATATTTTAATCGTTCAACGGCTTCTGGAAGGTTCTCCCAGACCAATCTTCCATCACCATTATATCTCTCAATGATCTTTTCAACTTCCTTTTGCTCTATATAGTCATCTCCTATCAAATAAATAATAAAGTCTTGATGGGTCTGTGCATATATTGAAGCAATACACCTACTTAAATAAAATGGGGTCTTGCCGTCTCCACGTTGAAATGTAGGAATGATGATTCCAAATGCTCTCTGTTGATCTAATATACGTTTCCTTATCGTAGTGAATTTTGGATGATTCATTTTACTAAACAGTTCATAGAGCTTGGTATTCATAGAATATACCAAGGCTCTCTTCTGATGATTACTCTTCCCCGACCATACGCCTTCAGAGTGAATTCTATATACGGAAGGTTTTATGTCTTTGACAAAACCACAGCTTCCAAGAGTACCATAAAAAGCCGTCATAAAATAATCGCCGGTAAAGGTCAAATAATCCTTTTTCGTCTTTTCATTATAATAATTTCGAAGCATCTTTGAAGCAGTAGCAATGCCTGCGGGAGTCGCCACCATTTCTTCTCTTGAAAAATCCTTTCCATTTGTTCTTGCGGGGTTGAAAAGCATCATCTGTTTCGTTTCTTCCATAAGCATGTTGGCGCTGTGATAACACATGGAGTGTTCAGGGTGTTTATCCATATATTCAACTTGCTTCTGAATTTTATCAGGGTCTGTCCAATAGTCATCTCCTTCACACAAGGCTAAATATCTGCCCTTTGCCATAGGGAACAAATCTTGACAGAAAGGCTCAAACCCATAAAAATATCCTTCGTCCATTCCTTTCTTGTATTTGTTTTCCTTCTGTATGACGGCTTTTATTA